AGCAGAAAAAAAAGGTGGAGTTAAGCGTAGCAGTATTGTAAGATGGGTTGATAAGAATAAACCATCTAGTGGATTTATTTTTGATGTACTTAAAGATTTTGCTTGGGAAGCAAATCGTAATGCTTTTGGGTTTGATATTGACTATGTGCGTGACATACAATTTACAGAATATCATGGATCACAGGAAGGTGAATATGGCTGGCACTTTGATACTTTTTGGGCCAATCCTACATGTTATGACAGAAAATTGAGTGTCGTAATCCAGCTTTCTGATCCTAACGATTATGAAGGTGGGGATTTTGAAATTGATCCCCAGTATCAACCGATTCCAGCAGAATTCAAACAGCGCGGTTCTATTTTAGTTTTCCCTTCTCCAATCAAACATCGTGTAACACCAGTAACATCTGGCCTCCGTAAGTCTTTAGTGTCTTGGGTTGAGGGACCTAAGTTCAAATAGCAGTGTTCTAAAGATTATAAATAGTCTCAGATATCAAACAATCTGGAACTATTAACATGGCTAACCCTCGCTCAAGAACAGAACTAAAAAAATACTGTCTACGCCGCTTAGGTCATCCAGTAGTTGAGATTAACGTAGATGAAGATCAGATGCAGGATAGGATCGATGATGCTCTAGAGTTTTATCGTGACTATCACTTTGATGGTACAGAAAGAACATTTCTGAAACACCAAGTCACTCAAACTGACATCAATAACGAATACATCTCTATTCCAACTACAATTACTGGTATTGTAAATCTGTTTCCTGTTGGAACAGGCCTAAACTCAAATAATCTATTCAACCTACGTTATCAAATTTCTCTGAACGAGGTTCATGATTGGGCGTCTGGACAATTCCAAAACTATGTTTCTTCTATGGAGCGTATTGCTCTATTGGAAGAAATTTTCGTAGGTAAACAACCACTAAGATTTTCCCGACATATGGACAGACTCCATGTTGACATGGATTGGTCAGAAAGAGTGACTGTTGGTGAATATCTAATCATCGAAGCATATCGTGTAATCGATCCAGACACTTATACGCAAGTATGGGGTGATTACTGGTTGCGTGGATATACCACCCAGCTATTCAAACGCCAATGGGGTGAAAACCTAAAGAAGTTTGAAGGTATGCAACTTCCCGGCGGTTTAACATTCAATGGTCAAACAATTTGGTCAGAAGCGGATGAGGAAATCAAAAGGCTGGAAGAAGAGATTGTATCTAAGTTCTCTATGCCTGTAATGGATATGATCGGATAATGATTAATGGCTACAAACCTATTCTTTAATAATTTTGGACATTCTGGTCAACAGAATCTACTTGAAGACTTAATTGTTGAGTCTATCAAGATGTATGGCCATGATGTGATTTACATTCCAAGAACACTAGTAAAAGAAGATTTGCTGTTCGGTGAAGATGTTCTATCGAAGTTCACTAATTCCTATGAAGTAGAAATGTATATCAAGAATGTTGAAGGATTTGAAGGTGAGGGTGATTTCCTTTCAAAGTTCAATGTTGAAATAAGAGATGAAATTACATTCACTGTATCTAAGAGAAGGTTTGGTGAAGAGGTTGATCTTGGACAACTTATTGCACAAGAAGATGGTGATCAAGCAGTAAGGCCACATGAAGGTGATCTCATTTACTTCCCACTTACTGAAGGTCTATTTGAAATCAAGTTCGTTGAAGATGAATCTGTATTTTATCAAATGGGTGAGTTGCAGATGTATGATCTAAAATGTGAGTTGTTTGAATACTCACATGAGGAACTTAACACAGGTATCGCATCTATCGATGAAATTCAAACTCTCAACTCTGCTGTTATGGAAGACTTCCAACTCCTAGCAGAAAATGGTGATGTGTTTGTATTTGAGAGTGGGGATGGTATCGTCACTGAAGATTATAGAGTGGATTCAATTCGTACTACAGCGAATAATGAATTCCTTCAGACAGAATCTTCATCATCTGGTTCTCTTGGAGACTTCCTTGACTTTTCAGAACAGAATCCATTTAGTGAAGGGAGTGATTGGTAATGTTTGGTCAAGTCGATTATCATAGTGCTATCCGCAAATATATCATCATGTTTGGTAACATGTTCAATGATATTGATGTTGTTCGTTTTAACACTGCGGGTAATGCTGTACAAACTATCCGCGTACCAATTGCTTATGGCCCAAAAGAAAAGTTTCTTGCTAGACTTAGACAAGACCCTGATATATCTCCTAGTGTTTCTACAACGCTACCAAGACTATCATTTGAGATTACAGGATTCAACTATGATCCGGCAAGACAGATGAATAAGCAAAATCGCATCACTTCTATCGGTAGCGGTAATAATTCTTTGCGTTCCGGCTTTGCTCCATCCCCATACAACATTGACGTATCTCTTTATGGTATGTTTGCTAACAATGAAGATGCAGTACAGGTTGTAGAACAAATTCTACCGTACTTTAGACCTGAGTGGACAAACTCTGTGAAGATTGTACCATCACTTGGTATCTATGTTGATGTCCCTACTGTTCTTCAAGGTATGACTATGGAAGATACCTACGAAGCAGACTTTCAAACACGCAGAGCAATTATCTACACATTTAACTTTACAGTGAAGGGTTACATTTATGGCCCTGTCACTAACAAAGGACTTATCACAAGAACAAAGGTTGACTTCCATATTCCAACCGCAAACACTGCGACTGGTAATGTGATTGTGAATACTTCTGACTTTGAGGTAGAAAGAGTTACCTTGACGCCGGGTCTTCTAGCAAATGGTTCACCTACAGCTAACTCTTCTGCTAGTGTGAATAGAAGTGCTATTAGTGCTAACTCGACTTATGGATTTGCTTTTGATACTGATAACTTCTTTACAGGGAATAACGCAGCAGGAGTTATTAGGTAAATATCATGAAAACCAATGTAAGTGAAGGTCTAGATAAAGTATTGAACATTGATAGTGAATATGAGGTTATAGAACCAAAGTCTGTCGAAGTTAATGAACATCAAGAAATAGATTCCGATTACAAATACGCTAGAGAAAACCTATATGGCGTTATTGAAAAGGGTACTGAAGCCTTGGACACTCTTATAGAGTTGGCCAAAGCGAGTGAGCATCCTAGAGCGTTTGAGGTAGTGTCTCAGTTAACAAAGACGCTAGTTGATGCAAATAAAGATTTACTAGATATACAGAAGAAAGTAAAAGACTTAAAGAAGTCTGAAAAAGAAGATCAACCTAAGAATGTTACCAATGCTTTGTTTATTGGTAGCACTGCTGAATTACAGAAACTTGTAAATGGGAGAAGTGAAAATGGCGAAGATGGTAAAGAGTAGTGCAAGTGCATGGGAACCTACATACAATAAAACCTCTATAGGTAGAAGACCCTCTCTTGCAAAAATGAATAAGCATAAGAGAAGAAGTTTCAAAAAGAATCGCGGGCAAGGAAAAGCGAGATAAATGATCAGCATAACAGACAGTGCAAAAAAGTATCTGGATGAAGTCAGAAATGACGATTATGTTACACTTGGTGTTCAAGGTGGTGGTTGTAGTGGATTTACATATGTTTGGGATTTTAAGAAGAATTGGCCAGATGTAAACTGGAGTGAACCTTATAGTGATGCTCTAGTTTTGGACCCGATGGCCGAAATGTTTGTCGCTGGTTGTACAATAGACTATGTAAATGAACTTGGGGGTTCATACCTAAAGGTAGTGAATCCAAATGCTACTGCATCATGTGGATGTGGTGAGAGTTTCGCAGTATAGGAGAAAGACGTGTTCAATTATAGATGCAAAGTTATAAAAGTTATCGACGGTGATACAGTTGATGTTGATATTGATTTAGGATTTGGTGTGTGGATGCATAAAGAAAGAGTTCGTCTTTACGGTATTGATACACCAGAATCTCGCACCTCTGATAAAGAGGAAAAGGTATATGGACTTGCTGCAAAAGAGTTCCTAAAGAATATGTGTGATGATGAGTGGATGATCCTTGAATGTAATGAATATGATTCAAAAGGTAAGTTTGGACGCATTCTAGGTTCTCTTAGAAGAACAACTAATTATGCAGATATGACTGTGAACGAATACTTGATTGAGAAGTATCATGCTGTACCATATTATGGCCAATCAAAAGATGATATTGCAGCGGCTCATCTGAAAAACAGAGAACTTGTAAATCTAAATGGCTGATGTTTATCTAGGTAATCCCAATCTTAAAAAATCGGGAGTACCAGTTGAGTTTACAAAAGAACAGATCGAAGAGTATGTAAAGTGCGCTAATGATCCTGTACATTTTGCAAAGACCTACGTTAAGATTGTTAATGTGGATCAGGGACTTGTGCCTTTCACTATGTACGACTTTCAAGAGGAAATGGTTAAGACATTTAACAAAAGTCGTTTCTCCATATGTAAACTCCCCAGACAGACGGGTAAGTCAACAACAACCACAGCATATATTCTTTGGTTGATACTTTTTACTGATCAACAGAATGTTGCTATCCTTGCAAACAAAGGTTCTCTAGCAAGAGACTTGTTGGGTAAGATTCAACTTGCATATGAGTTTCTTCCGAAGTGGCTCCAACAAGGAGTGATTGTTTGGAACAAAGGTAACATTGAACTAGAAAATGGTTCCAAAGTTGTTGCTGCTGCTACCTCATCATCAGCTATTCGTGGTGGCTCTTACAATCTTATCTTCTTGGATGAGTTTGCGTTTGTTGGTAATAATCTTGCTGAAGATTTCTTTAGTTCAGTATATCCTACAATTTCATCTGGTAAAACTTCAAAAGTCATAATTGTGTCTACACCGAATGGTATGAATCACTTTTATAAGATGTGGACCGATGCAGCAGAAGGTACTAGCGGATACACACCCATTGAAGTTCATTGGTCAGCAGTCCCTGGCCGGGATGAAAAATGGAAAAAGGAAACTATCGCTAACACAAGCGAAGAACAGTTTCGACAAGAATTTGAGTGTGAGTTTTTAGGTTCAGCGAACACTCTAATCCATCCAACAAAACTAAGGGCGCTTGCTTACAAACGACCACTTAGGACTTGGAATGATGTTGACATATACGATGAACCTAAACAAAACAATATATACGTTATGTCAGTGGATGTATCAAGGGGTGTTGGATTAGACTATTCAGCATTCACTGTATTCGATGCAACCACTACACCATACAAACTTGTAGCAAAGTTTAGAAGCAAAGACATATCACCACTACTCTATCCAAACTATATTCATTCTGTAGCAAGACATTACAACGATGCATATATCTTAGTAGAGATTAATGATATTGGTGGACAAGTAGCAGATATTTTACATAGTGATATGGAGTACGAAAACCTAATCACAACGTCAGTAAAAGGACGTGCAGGTCAACAGGTGAGTGGTGGATTCTCTGGAAACTCTCAGTTTGGTGTTCGTACTACAAAACAAGTCAAAAGAATTGGCGCATCAAATCTAAAAGACTTGATTGAGAATGACAAACTTATCATTGAAGATTTTGATCTGATTTCTGAACTTGCAAGTTTTATTGGAAAAGGGAATTCCTATGAAGCGGAAGAAGGTACTCACGATGACTTGGTGATGACTTGCCTTCTATTTGCTTGGTTGGTGAGACAGACGTATTTTAGAGATGTCACAAATGTTGACATTAGACAAAAAATGTATGAAGATAAAATAAGAATGCTTGAAGATGAACAACTGCCGTTCGGATTAATCGATGATGGACAACCAGAAGAAGGAATATTGAGTGGGCCTGAAGACATATCAGAGTATATCAACTCAGTAAACCGCGACAGATGGTTCTAAACACTCATTTTTATAAATATTGAGTAAATCAAGATTATTTTGAATATTCTTAAGAAGGAGAAATGAAAATGGCCTTTCAAGTATCACCTGGCGTAAATGTTAGTGAGATCGATCTCACAACGGTGGTGCCTGCCGTATCTACCACTACTGGTGCCATTGCTGGCCACTTCAAGTGGGGTCCTGTCGATCAGAGAGTTACAATTAGTAGTGAAGACAGCCTAGTATCTGTTTTCAACAAACCTAATGCAAATACCGCTGATGACTTTTTTACGGCTGCTAACTTCCTAGCGTATGGTAATTCGCTGATTGTAACACGCGCTGTTACTGGTGCGAATAATGCTACAACAGGCGGCACTGGTGCTTACATTAGTAATGAAGATTACTATAACGAAACTTACGCACATTCAAGCGGACATGGAGATTGGGTAGCAAGATATCCGGGCGACCTTGGTAACTCGCTAAAAGTATCTGCATGTCATAACGCAAACGCATTTGAAAGCACAGTAGCAACTAACTACTATGCAACAAGAGAATCAACAACTGTCACACTAGCTGGTGATGGTCAGGGTACATCAAACACTGAGACAGCATTCGTCGTTGGTGATATCCTACTTCTTGGTCCTGATAAGGAGCAGAGAAAAGTTGCATCGCTTTCTGGTAACACAATCACACTAACATCGAAGTATCAGGGTAACACAGTTGCTAACTTTGCACCTTCTCTTACTCGTCGTTGGGAGTATTTCAACAACTTTGATCGTGCGCCAACAACAACTGCATATGCTAACTCTGTAAACTCACAGGGTGATGCAATTCACATTGCTGTTGTCGATCAAGATGGTGCAATCACTGGTGCTGCTGGTTCAGTTGTTGAAGCATATGAAAACCTTTCAATGGCTCCAGATGCTAAGGGCCCACAGGGTGACACACTATACTACAAAGATAAGATCAATGATCAATCAGATTGGGTATGGTGGGGTGGCCATAACAGTGGATCATCAAAAGCTGGTACAAGAGCCGATCAGACTAACACTGGTTCTGCTGGTTCTGGAACGAATTTCCCAGGCAATGATCTTCCTAGAACAAACAGCATGACTAAAGGTAAGGACGGTTCTGCTTCAGACGCTGCTTACATTAGTGCATACAACAAGTTCAAAGATGCTGATACAACAGACATTTCACTAGTGCTTGGCTCAGGCTCAAGTTCTACTGTTGCTATTCATCTGATCAACAACATCGCTGAACACAGAAAAGATTGCGTAGCAGTCATTTCACCAGAAAGAGCAGATGTTGTCAGCAACGATTCTTATGCTGGTAAAGAGAAGGATGACATTCTCGCATTTAGAGATACTCTACCATCATCTTCTTACGCAGTTATGGATACAGGCTGGAAGTATCAGTATGATAGATACAATGATGTATACCGCTATGTACCACTGAATGGTGATACCGCAGGTCTAATGGTTCAGACTGATCTGACCCGTGATCCTTGGTTCTCGCCTGCTGGTTTCAATCGTGGTAATGTCAAGAATGTTATCAAACTTGCTTACAATCC